TCTCGTACAGTTTCTGAAAGTTGGCGATACAGATTCTCAGCCATTGTCCACGTGGCTTCTGCTGCTGCAAGTCTTGTTTTAAGATCGTAGATGTCAGCTACAGATGCTGTGTTTTTTTCTTCTAGCTTAAGAATAGTTTCTTGGTTAGCTGTAATAGTATCTGTTAAATTTAATACATACTTAATAGATGTAAATGACCCAGCTAAGATTGCAGCTATCACAGGCACAATAACTATATTTTTTTTAAGCCATGCAAAATTACTTGGAGCTGCTACTTCATTAGTCAATACTAATGGTTTTTGTTTTCTTTTCATAAGATCTTACCTTTGTTCTTGCCATTCTTAACCATATATTTTTGTGTGCCATTAGCACCAGTCTCTACGGATTTACGTAAACACTTAAACATATTCATTTCTTTAACATCTTCAAACTTTTGTTGAACATAATCTAAAACTTTTTGTTTATTAAATTTATCTCTTTTCATTTATAAAAATCCTTAAAAACCCAATCAATATATTTTTGCCACCAATATTTTAATTTTTTCATTGGGAAAATCCTCTATTGACATGATAAACACTCCTCACCTTCATTAACAGGTGCTTCGCACTGACATGTATCACAAGTACAAGGACCATACACATCTGCGTGCATTTCTTGCTTGCAATGACATTTACAATTGCATTGTTTACATCGGTTTATGTTTTTTTCTATATCCATATAATTTATAACGGGTGACAAAGTCTCCCGTGCCACCCTATCTTATAGGCCCATAAGAATTTATTTGTTAAATTTATGTGCAATCCAGTTGTATAGGGTTCTAAAAATTTCCCTTACAAAAGCAATTGTTGTCTTTAAAGCGTGTTTAATTTTTTCCATCATTTTATTTCCTTTATTTCGCCCCAATTATTTCCCTGTTCGTAGTCTACTTTGTTTGGGACCTGCAATTCAACCGCAGATTCCATAATCTCTATTATCTTTTCAGCTTGCTTTGCAGATTCAACGGAGATGTCAACCTCATCGTGAATTTGTATGTGTGGTATTATACCATTTTTATATAAAGCTACCATACTTTTCTTTGTCATATCAGCAGCAGATCCTTGTATTAATTTATTCAATGCTTTGTAAGTAAATGCACGTTTTAAAGGCTCATCGTACTCTTTTCTAGCTTGTTCTAGTGGTAATGGTTTAAATATACCAAATTGTGTAGGTTGCCATAAATCAAAATGACACGCTCTACCAAGTAAAGTTCTAATTTTTCCTCTGTCTTCTGCTTTACGAGTTACATTATCCATAAGTTTTTTAACAAATGGAGCTTTAGCATGATACTGTCTTATTAATTTTTCAGCAGATTCTTTTATTAAACCTAACTCAGCCATTAATTTATTTTTACCCATACCATACATTAAACCTAAGTTAATTGTTTTGGCTTGTTTACGTTCTATACCTGCCATGTCTGCAACAACCTGATGGAAATCTGCATCACCTGCTTTATATGCTTCAACAATTTCATCTACACCTTCTAAGTTTTGTAGTTTTGCATAATGTACTAAAATTCTCGGTTCTTGTTGTGAATAGTCAAAAGATCCCCATTTATGTTTTTCTTCTGGAATAAATATAGATCTAATCATTGGACCAAGTTCAGGGTGTCTTGCTGGAATTTGTTGTAAGTTTGGATTACTCATAGAGAATCTACCTGTAACTGTTCCACCTTGATCTGATCTTATTTGATTTATATCTGCATGTATTCTTCCGTTGTGTGCATGTTTAGTTATAGAATCTATAAAAGTTGTGTGTGCTTTATTAATTTCTCTTGCATCAGCAATAGCTCTTGCTAATTCATGAGGATGATTTTGTAAAAAGTTTTTAGTAAAACTTGGTTCATTACTTTTAGCAGTTCTGTCGTAAGGAAGATTTAATTTATCAAATGCTTTTGCAATACTTCTAGCTGCATGTATTTCTACTTGAAGTCCTGTTAAGTCTTTAATTCTATTTGTTATTTTAGATTCTCTAAGCATTAAATCTTTTTTAATAAATGCTGCTTTTTCAAGATCTACTCTTACACCTTTAAATCTCATATCAACCAGACATGGAAATAAATCTGTTTCCAGATTAAATACATCCATAAGTTCTTGATTATATAATTCTATCTTTAATCTTTGCCAAAGTTTTAATGTAGCTTCCGCATCGCGCTCCGCGTACTGTCCAACATAAAGCGCTGGCATCCTCCACATATCCGCTTTAGCGTCTAGCCCACGATCCTTAGCTGCTTGTTGTAATACTTTTTCATCTTTACCTATACCAACATATTGTTTTGCTAAAGCATTTAAGCTGTATGTAAATCTATTTTCGTCAATTAATGAGGCAGCTATCATTGTGTCAACAATGTGGCCTTTTATAGACAGTCCTGCTGACCTTAACCAGCAGACATCATACATAGCATTATGAAATATAAACGTTGTATCTTCTTGATTTAATATTTCTTGTAACCATCCTAAAACAAGCTTTTTATCAAGATTTCCACCTTGCTCGTGTCCAATAGGATAATAGCCTTGCCAGCCCTCTACGGCTACCGCAACGCCAGCAATGTGACCTCTTCCGGTAACATTACCTGAACCCATTGTAGTTAAATTTGGATCATTGGTTTCTAAATCTATAGCTACTTCTTTATGGCCTTTTAAATTTTTAAGCTCTTCCGGCATTACCCACTCTGTCTCAGGAGCAAATAAAGGCATTTGAGTATTTCTCATTTGTAATCCCTTTCTATTATCATATCTATGTAGTGCTTAGCTTTAAGAAGGTCCTCTTTCCCACCCTTTTTAGATGCTCTCACTATATATTTTATAGCGTTACCTTCAGCAAAAAGCAACTTGTTTTTGTTTATAAACTCTGCCGGTTGAATGACAAAATCTTGATAATGATTTCCACCGATTTGTTTATCATATGAATCGTACTCTCCTAAAGTTGAAGGTGGTACGTATTTTGTTTGATTTCTTTTTTTCATAATATATAAGCTCGATCAAATTTTTTAGGATCTACAATATGTAACGCAGTCTTAGCTCTAGTAACTCCTGTGTAAAATAACCTATGTAATTCATCAGGATCATTACTCATTGTCTCCATAGCTGCACCTGTTAGATCTTGTAGTAATAAAACATTCTCGGATTCTCCTCCTTTTGCTCCATGTATTGTTGACATTATTATACGAGGATTTTTATTTATCATCTCACCATTCGCCCTCATGTTACGAATGTAGTTCTCTGTGATATTGTCTAGACCTTCAAATGAATCAAACCATACTTTATCAATGTTTAATCCATGTTGCTCTTGACATTCTTTTAATGTATACTTCGCATCCGAATGCAAAGTTTTACCCTTCCTAAAGCCATCTAAAATATTATCTCCTAGGTAAGTATAGATATTCTTTATTTCTAAAGTATTTAATTGATCTCCTTTACGCCAATGTTCCCAATTATTTAAAGCTAGTAATAGGTTTAAAGACACAGAATTAATATTTCTATGTTGAAAATACCAACCTTGTAACTCACATAAATCTTTTGCATCTTCTAAAAAATAATGAGCCGAAGATAAAACTAACCAATTACCTTTTGACATATCTACTTGTGTAATGTCAGAGTATCTTTTTAATAATCCAACTTCGTCTCTAGGTTTATAATTCTTATCAAATCTATTTTGTACTTTAGCTATAATGTTTTGTGATAATTCATGTATAGGTCCACCAGGAATACGATAAGATTGATCCAATACTTTTACTCCATCAACTTCTTCTTTAAGTGCAATAAAATGATCCACATCAGCTCCTGCCCATTTAAAAATAGCTTGATCATCATCACCTGCTATATAAGTTTTCTTTGCATTAACCCATAATGAACGTACCATGTCCCACTGTATTAGAGATAAGTCTTGTGCCTCATCTATAAATAATACTTCAAATTTTGGTTTATCTTTTTTAAGTATGTAGTCTTCTAATAGATCAGTAAAATCTTTTAAACCTTTTTCTTTTTTAAATTTTTTAAGTTCTTGGTCTAATAAAAATAAAGTGTTTCTTTCTACATCTAAAATATTTTGTCTAGAGTCGTAATACTCTAATAAATCTACTCTCTTAACTCTAGCTGTATTTATAATAGTTAAGTATTCATT